CGTCCAGTCACATCTGCGATCTTTAAGATCACCATGTTGCCGCATAACCCCGTAAACGAGGGCCAGCAGCGTCAAGGTCATCATTGGGAACGTAAAACCGTTTCCCATCGTAGACATCATTTGTAGCTGTACGTCCTTTGTCTTACCTCCTACCTTCACCTGACAGACGTCAGAGCGGAAAGTAAGGAACAAATGGTAAAACTCGGGAGGCCATAAGAGTCGAATAAGTGCTATAGAAATCAGATCACTAGCTGACGATAAGTCAATAGTGGCCAGAAGTCCAAGCAAAGAGGCAATGAAAGCAAGGTTTTTATTCTTACTTTCTTGAGTTTCAATATCCAACCCAATACGTTTTAACGCAAGGGTTATATACGAACCTAATGCCAATTGCAATGCCATGTTACCCGAGGGTTCCGTGGCTATTGTCCTATTCTTCTCTCTATTCTTTCCGACAGAGCCCAAACTAGAACCCTTACAAACTTGAACCCCGTCATTACGTGGCTTATACTTTAAGTCATAAGCACGGATTAGAGGAGTAAGAAGTCTTAAACTTTTAACGTAAGGGATGCACCGTTCTGTGCACGTCATTAACCTACGAACTTTATCAGCGAAATGTGTTCCCACAACTCCTTTAGAGGAGCCAGGGCCAAATCGCCAAAGAGCAAAGAAGGTTTTGAAATCGAGTACACACTGCTTGTCGGTGTTACCAACAGATCGTGTATATCCCGATAATACATCATAAATAAAGGAGCGTGCTTCACCAATAGCAACATTCATGTTCAGAGATCCTTGCGGATTCGTCACACTATTATTGATATCAATAAAATTCAGCATTGCTTCCTCGTGAAGTATTTCCAATTGATCATCGGAAGGCGCAAAGCGCTTATCCCAGCGATCAAGCTGACGTTGTGCTGCGTATTCTGCAACACCAGAAAGGTCTTTGAGCATAGCATCTTGTAAAGAGCTGTACAGGTCTGCATTACACTTGTTCATAATGAGTATCCTCATATATGGAATTACATTAGCTACCTATTTTCGATATATCACAAACATTAGTGCACCGATTAAGGTGAACGTACCGATTATGGCTACACCAATAAAGATAGCGGGAAATTGGATGTGCTCTCCACTTATTTCGATTAAGAAACAGTGATCAAGCCCATCAAATAGTTCCGTTGGCACAGGTAACGCCCAGAGCAGATGAAATCTGATTAAGCATACCGATATGTGCCGACAAACCCGCTTTTAACTGGGCAATGTCATAGGTATCAGCCCCTGCTGGGACTGGAATCGTTGTGGTAATCGGAACCGGTATAGCTGGTTGATTAGCCGCAGGAATCAGACCTATACGTGTAATAGCTTTATACACGTTGTTTGGAATATTTTTAATTATCCCTGTAAGTGGATTAGCCGCAGGTAAAGTTTTCATTTTTACCGGGCGAAACCTTGCAAGTGTGAAAGGAGAACTAACAGAGTGAATTCTCGCTCCCGTTTGTGTACCACCTAAAGATGTGACGTAATCTTGCTTACCATTTAAGGCAGGCGGATTATCCACAGCTGTGGAGTACGTAGGGGATGTGAATCCCGCTTGTGCAGAACCCGTAATGGGTGAAGATAAATCTAAACCTGACATTGTTATGTCCTTTCATTAAGTTAATAAAAAGCAAACTCTTTATGGCCAAGTGCTTATGAGACTACCACCCTACCGGAATCGGTGAGGGCTCGTTCTCGTTATCACTACGCTTAGGAGATTTGCAACTTTGTTGACGAGGTTACTTTCAATTTCATACTGAGTATGGAACCTGAATAACCTTGGAGGGAGGGTCGCACTTGCCGCCCTCGTAAATACACCTGATTCATATTGAACAATGCCTTTCGGCGGGACCCACTTATCAACAACAAAGCCTCCACTCCCAAAGGGGTGAAAAGTTCTGCTTGCAATACGAGTGTCCTTAGTGTTCTTTATTACATAGATGGATCCGTCAGATGAACTCTGGAAAGTGTCACTTAGACACTCGCCAACGTTCAGCACATAGTCAACTAACCAGGACCATGGTAACAACTCCCACAGAGTCGGAA